TACTACCTGACATTTCACCACGTGGCAAAACGTCCACTGGACAAAATGCCATATGGCAAAATGCAGACAATAAAGAACTAACTAATAAAGAACTAACTAATAATAAAGAACTAAACAATACTACACATGATGAAGAAAAAGAACTTTTAAGAATCATAAACCAAACACTAGGCAGAGAGTTTCGTGTATTACCTAGAGGAACTCGTAAGACACTAGATACCTTTACCTTACAGGAAATAGAAACAGCACTTAAGAACCTTGCCGTCGATGCCTGGCATTCCGAGAGATTACCGACGCTTAAACTTGATTATCTATTAAGGGCAACGACCATTGATAAGTTCCGCCTTGAGGAAGCGGTCCAGGTCGGCGAAAAAGTAGCGCATATGAAATTAAACTTAGAAACAGGTAAAATGGAGGAAATATATGAGTAGCGTAGAATGTAAATGGGTTAAGAGTCGTTATGTCGGCGAACAAGCAAAGCGAGTCAGAGAATTAGCAGCTCACGGCATAGGTTATATAATTCTAGAATCAGATAAAACAGGACTTACGGCGGCGTTTAGAATTGGCTCACACAAAGAATTAGGTTATGCTATGGAAGAGTTGTCTGATTACGAATCAGAGCGTATGGACGAAAAATTAAGGAAAATACAAGGCATACCACAAGGAGTTTAGGGTGGACCCGATATTTAAAAGATGTATAGAATGTAATAATGTTTTTTTAGCTGAGAATGATACAGATGCTGTTTGTGATGAATGTGCTGGGGTTTATAAGCCTCACCACCTAAACAACGCCGATCTATTTGGACGAGATTGGGAAAGTCGTAAAATACGTAGACAGTGGCAGAAGTCAGCAAAAAAGAACCACCAGAAATTACTTACTAAACTGAAAGGTACCAATTACTACAATTAAGTGGTATAATAACAAAATGGGGAACTTATCGCCAGAACTTCAAAAACTAAAAGACATTTCTGATGACTTTAGACGCTACTGCTTAAACAATCTAAAAGTAAAAACTAAAACTGGCGATATAGTCCCTTTTGAGCCGAACCATATTCAAAACATTATCATTGACGCAGTTGTTGATGATTTAGAGAACGATAGACCAATCCGCTATATTATCTTAAAAGCAAGACAAGAAGGAGTTTCTACCTTAGTAGAGGCTCTTATTTATTGGTGGACAGCTACTCACAAGAACGTCAAAAGTAAGATTGTCGCTCACGACCAAGACACTGCCGAACAGTTGTATGCTATGTTTCGCAGGTACTATGACAACTCAAACCCTATGTTCAAACCGCAGACGAAATATAACACTAGGTCTGATTTAACATTTGACAATGACGACGGTACTGGTCTTAAAAGTTCCATAGATGTCAGTTCAGCTAAGAACACAGGTACGGGGCGAGGTCAAACGATTAACTGGCTACACGGTTCAGAGGTTTCATTATGGCCCAATGGTTCTGAATTAACGGCAGGTCTTATGCAAGCAGTCCCTAAACTACCAAAGACAGCTATATTCTTAGAGAGTACAGCTAACGGTATGGGCGACTTCTTCCACAAGACTTGGCAAGCAGCAAAAGCTGGCAACTCGGTTTTTAAGCCACTATTCTTTAGTTGGGCAGAGCACTTAGAGTATCAAATGCCAGTGCCTAAACATTTTAGACTTACCGACGAAGAACAAAAGATTAAAGCAGAACACAATCTATCTATGGAGCAGATGGTCTGGCGACGAGAAACAATGAAAGAGTTTGCTGACGACGATCGCAAGTTTTATCAGGAATACCCACTCACCGATATAGAGGCGTTCCTATCTAGTGGCTCAAGTAGGTTTAACATACCAGCCCTTGTGAAAATGGAAGAGAAAGCTTACGAACCAAAACAATATGAACTTATTGAGAGAAAGCAGAATAGCAAGACTATTCAATTCGGACGACAATCACTTGAGTTTGAAGCTATTGAAGTCAAGGGAGCTCCACTAAGTATCTGGCAAAAACCAATACCAGCTAAATCTTACGTGATAGGTGCTGATGTTGCCGAGGGAATAGGTGGCGACTTCTCGGTTGCTACTGTTATGGACATAGATGCTTGCGAAACTGTTGCTAGGTGGCGTGGTGATGCCGAGCCTGCTGACTTTGGCGAGATACTAGAACAACTAGGACGCTACTACAACAACGCCTTAATCGCTTGTGAGATAAACAATCACGGACTCACAACTGTTCAACGTCTAAGGGATATGAGTTATGGCAACCTATATAGGCGAGAGAGCGGTATTGATGAACGATTTGAGCAATATACCTCTAAACTCGGCTGGAAAACCGACAGAAAGACTAAACCATTGATGATTAACGCCTTAGCTGAGGCGATTATGACAGGTAAAATCATAGACTACGACCCAACATTTATACGAGAGTGTATGGAATATGTCGTAGATGACAGAGGCAGGACTAACGCCCAAGAGGGTGCTCACGACGACTGCTTTATTAGAGATACTAAGATACTAACTAATAACGGTAATATACCAATTCAAAATATAAACGTTGGCGACCTAGTTATGACTAGAGATGGATATAAACCAGTAGTTGCTATCAGGAAACGTTATAAGCCTGTTATTAGCAAATTGGGTCTTACTGGTACAAAAGAACATCCAGTAATTACGCCTAGTAAAGATATTGCTTTACAAAATATAGGCAGACATGATACCATATATACATGGAACGAGAAACAATCACATATAAAGGAAAAAAATATCACAGGTACCCTAATTCAAAAAGGGAACAACTTAGGAATTATTACTGGAGACACGACAAATGGAAAGCGTCGCCTGTGGCGTATCATCGCCAACTTTGGATTGATAATTTCGGAGATATTCCAGATGGATTCCATGTCCATCATGTCGATGGAGAACCCCTCAACAATGAAATCTCAAATCTTAAATTACAAACAAAATGGCAACATTTACACGACCATTTATCTACACCAGAGAGAAAAGAGAAGTCAAGACAAAACTTTAAAAACTTCTTTACTGAACCATATGATATCGTTTGTGTGGTTTGCGGTAAAACCTTTGCGTGTACTAGGAAAGCTGGTGCAAAATATTGTAGTACACAGTGTATTAACGTTAATAGGCGAAAGAAGAGTTTATAATTTACAGGTAGCTGATAAACCAGAATACTTTGCAAACGGCATATTAGTCCATAACTGTGTGATTGCCACAGCTATTGCTTTACAAGTCTTTGAATGGAACCCACTTTTGCTAGAAGCTCGTAGCGTTCCGTCAAAACTTCCGAAAAAATACCAAGAAATCCGCCAAAAACACGCTCAACTCGCAAAAAAACGTTGATAATTTGCTAATTATATTTTTTTCTACCATAATATATGGTATATGGCTAAGAAATACACTAAGAACAAGAAAATTGACAAAGATGCAGTCTTATTAGACGAAATAATGCTAAAGTTCCGAGCATCGAGGGAATATGCTCGTAAGGGTTTCTGGGATACTTGGAAGAATGCCCGTAAACTCTACAACTCACAACGTATAAATGCAAGTTATGTTGGTAGTTCAGACACATTTGTACCTGAAACATTTACAATCCTACAATCTGTCAAGGCTAACGTAGTCGGTGGCAAGATTAAAATTGAGTTCCTACCTACCAGTAGCGACCAAATCGGCGATACTAGAGTCTTAAACGCTTTAATGGAACAAATCTGGGAACAGGACAAGACCAAACTTAAATCAAGTTGGGCTGTTGATGACGCTTTACAAGTAGGTAACGGCTATTTATGGCAATACTGGAACGGACAACACCCTTGCAACACCTACATACCTACCGAGGACTGTTTCTTTGACCCAACAGCTACGAACTACGAGAACCTACGATATGCTGGCTACCGATACCTCACTACTCGCAAAGACCTAGAAGCAGAACAGATTACTAACCCAGACTACAATCCTGAAGACGAGAAATCTGAACTAAGAACGACTCGCTACAAGAATCTAGATAAGATTGACGACTACGGAAAGCCAGGACTATATAAGACTGGCGACGATAAGACCGCTAAACAACTACGAGAAGAGATGATAGCTGGCTCAGTCCTCGCAAGTGGTGATGAGAAATCTGACGTAGTTGAAGTAATAGTATTCTACGACAAAAAACGACAGATAAGAATCGCAAACAGATGCACTATCATAGAAGATATTGAAACACCATTTAAGCGTGAAGCTAGTGTAATTGACTCATTTGACGATATGGGCAACCCAGTGCCAGTTGAACTACCTGAGATACCTGCATTTATACCAGTCGCACCATTTAGAGATTATGTTGATGGTGCTATGTGGTATGCTCGTGGCGAAGTAGAAATTATAGGCGATCTGCAAGAACTACTAAACGATACTCAGAATCAAAAATCTGACAATATGAACCTATCAAATAATATGATGGCAACATTAGACCCATCACAGGCTCATAAACGAGATGAAATACAGATTATGCCAGGTGCCGTCTTTACTGTCCCAGCTGGCTCACTAGAGTTTATCAAACCACAGAGTATCGGCGTAGATGCTGATAACGAGATGTACCGAGTTCAAAAGATGATGAGATCCGCAACTGCTGCTGACGAGATTGTACAGGGACAATCACAACCAGGCTCACAAACTGCTACCGAGATACAATCACAACTTATGCAAGCTGGAACACGCTTTGCTAGTAAGTTAGAGAACTTTGAATCAGAAGGCTTTGCTATCTTAGCCCGCAATATGTTTAAAATTATGCAAATCTTCCTTACGCAGGAAATGGCAGTCCGTATGGTCGGACAATCTGGCGTAGAGTGGAAGAACTACAACCCAGGTGAGTTCCTAGGTAATTGGGACGTTAAAGTCGCATTAGAGGCTAACGCACGAGCTATGAAAGAAGAAGAGAAACAAAGTGCTATGCAGTTCTACTTAATGGCGGCTAAACTACCATTTATCAACCAAGAGGCACTATTCAAGATTACAGCTCAGAAACTCTTTGACATTGACCAAAATGAACTAGACAAAATTGCACCAGAGCAACAGGCTCAAATGGTCCAAGATATGCAAATGCAACAAATGGCCGCAGAAACTCAACAAGCTCAGATGAACGCTATGCCACAAGAGGGTATGGGCGAACTAGCCTCAGCACCACAATCAGGTGCAGAGAACGCTGTATCGGCAGGGGCTATGAACGCAGAAGGTATGAACGTGCCAGGTATGGTACAAGGATAAATAAATAAGGAGGATTTATGGACGATTTAACACCAGCAGATATAAACGAACTACGAGCGTTTATACAGACCGAAGCAGGACGAAAGTTTATCTTATTACTCGCAGGACAAGAAACGACCCTATTGGCGACAGCCTTTAATTCTAATTCCTCCTTAGAGAAGCAAGGCCAGCTCGTCAATAGGGCATCTGGTATTAATTGGGTAAGAACCCTGATACAAGACTTAATTGACAAGAAATAGGTTTTAGTGCGTAGCTGATAATGCACCTTATCGGCTACTCAGTAATACTTATTTGACAGCTTGCCAAAATATGTATTACGATTATAACGGTGCAAGTAACTTAATAAAGGAGAAGTGATGTCAAAAGATACCACAACCACAACGGAGCAGGAATCCGTACAGGCGGACGTAGTAAGTCCACAACCTGAAGAACCTGAAACGCAGGCGGTACAAGCAGAAGAGGTCAGCGAAACCTCAGAAGCCGACACAACCAACCAGACCGAAAGCTCTGATGATGAGATT